TTTTTAATAACTTTTGTAATAAGCGTGGATTTACCTGAACGCGCAATACCTTTTAGAAATGGAATAATCTGCCATTTATCGATATCGTTCAAATCGAAACATAACCTACCTGCCATGACATACATCCACTTACAAACATTTTCTTCGAAATTTTGTGACTTTAAAACTTTATTGAAGTGAGGTGTAGGAATATCATACCAATTTTCAAGGTGATGATAGTCTTCAAAATCAACGTCAAAGTACTTTGAACTTACTTCTCTCGGATCGAGATTCATTGCTTCTTTTGAATCGTAAGGATAGAACTCAGATTGGTACAAACCTGTTTTATCTGACCATATTTTACCCAAGAAAAGACCGTTTTTGAAAGACCAAAGGTGTCTGTTTTTCTTAATTTCAGGAAACTGCATATCGTGACAATCACCGAGGTATCTTATGAGTTGATTAAGAGTTGCAGTTCCCTTTGAAGTGAGATCTTTCCATAGCATAAACCGAGACTCTTTAGGTGCGATATTGTGAACGTACTCTTTTATGAGCTGAGTTTGTTTCCAGGCGCGTGTATCGTATCCTTCCCTAGTTTTTATCTGCTCACAACAATATCCTTTATACTTGCGTATGTTACTTTCATAGAGATCTTTTAGAATCTGTATCAATACTTTTTGAAAAGTTTCAAGTTCTTCAATAGCATCTGGTGTAGAGCCCATATAGAAAGCCGGGTCACCTTCAGATTCGGCTGTAGGGTTGATAGAACGATCGTACATGCGAGCGTGTCTAAATAAAATTTGGAAGAAATCTTCCATTTGATCAAATATACGTTTTAGTCTTCTTGATATTTTACAATCAGACTCGTCGTCTTCCATATCAAGTATTCCCAAAGTACTAGCACGGTGATACATGACAGATACGATTGACCTTTTTGCGTCATAAGATTCCCTGATATCTCTCGTATCGTATCTTTTCGGTTTACCATTTTCATCGAGTTCGCTTTTTTCATAGAAAACCCTATACGCAATTTGTAAAGGTTCTTCTAAACCAGGAGGTTGATTTATTCGGTAATACTCTTCATATACACGAACGTAATGTAGCAGTTCTTCCTGTCTGGACTCTTCGATTATTTTTTTAGTGATGGTAAACACAAGATCGTCTATGTTAGTATTTTCGGTGATACAATGCACGTTTTCAATTTTCATGTCTTATATTTTATACTTTTCATTTTTCTAAGCCTTTTTTTGCATTTGGGATAACATCTTAATTAAAATTTTATTTTGAACTTCTAGTTGCCTGGATATATTTGTTAAAGCAGAACACACGGTATCACCTTCTTCGTTAGATAATACTGAAGTCAAGAGAACGTTCATGTCCATGAAAGGATTCATTTCCAAATCCTCGTCTTCATCTTCATCTTCTTCATCGGAAAGTTCTAATTCATCAGTAATTAATTGATCTTCATCTTCAGTTTCATTTGTTTCAGATTCATAGTCTTCGATACTTTGTTCGTCAACTTCTTCCAGGGGTGGTGGTACGTCTTTGTCGGTCATTTATATATATCAGGAAAAATCAAAGTGAGTTTTTTCGCGGGTCGTGTCCCAAAAAAAAATCTTGGTATATAGTACAAACACACACACAATGGCCGGAGGTCTCATGCAACTCGTCGCCTATGGCGCCCAAGACGTCTACTTGACTGGTAACCCAAAAGTCACTTTCTTCCAGGCGGTTTACAAACGCCACACTAACTTCGCGATGGAAAACATCGAACAAACTGTTAACGGTACTGCCACGTCCGCTGGTCGTGTTTCCGTCACGGTCGCCAGAAACGGTGATTTGATCGCGGACATGTACGTTGAATTGACTTCTCTTGCGACTGCTTCGACTACTAAAGACGCTGATCACGATGGTATCTGGGCCGCGGAACGTGCCATCAAGGACATTGAATTGTCCATCGGTGGTCAAAGAATCGACAAACACTACCAAAGATGGTGGAGATTGTACTCTGAGTTGTACTTGGATGCCTCCGCTAAGCAAAACTACGGTAAGATGACTTCTTGCGCCGGTGTTGCCGGTGACAAGGTCTTTTTGCCATTGATCTTCTTCTTTAACAGAAACCCAGGATTGGCTTTGCCATTGATTGCTTTGCAATACCACGAAGTCAGATTGGACTTTGACTTGTCCTCTGATTTTGAATCGTACTTGAACACGAACACCTTCAAGGTCTGGGGTAACTACATCTACCTCGACACTGAAGAGCGCAGACGATTCGCGCAAAAGGGTCACGAATACTTGATCGAACAAGTCCAACACACTGGTACTGACACGGTCACTTCGAATGGCTCCAAGCAAGTTAGATTGTCTTACAACCACCCAGTCAAGGAATTGGTCTGGTGTATTAACGCCGGTAACAATACGCGCGCTAACATGTGGAACTTCTGTTCTAACACCGCCGCTGATGACGTTGTTTTGGTTTCTGAAACTCCATTGACGTCTAACATTGCTGTTTCTCCAGCTGATGTTGGTGCGCCATTGTTCTTGGCCGATGCGGCTTTGGGTTCCACTGCTGTATGGAAGGAAGATGGTGCGGTTGGTGCGGATAACTCGGTTGGTCCATTGTCTACGTTTAAGTTGATCTTGAACGGTCAAGACAGATTCAAAGAGCAATCGGGTAAGTACTTCAACCAAGTCCAACCATTCAACCACCACTCCGGTTCCCCATACCCAGGTATCTACTCGTACTCCTTCGCGCTTAAGCCAGAAGAGCACCAACCAACGGGTACCTGCAACTTCTCCAGAATCGACAACGCGCAAGTTGCGGTTACTTGCAAGAACCTCGCGGACACTTCTTTGGCGTCTCCATCGCTTGACATGTTCGCGGTCAACTACAACGTGTTGCGCATACAAAGCGGCATGGGAGGTCTTAACTTTGCAAACTAATCAGGAGCAATACAGGACCAAAAAGCGGGCGTTAAAAGCGTTTGTCCCGCTAGTCTGTATAAACAGGCAAGACATCCTGGTTGCGGGAAGTTCCTTAGAGCTCTAACTACCACCTTCATTTGGAAACATATGAAGGGAACTCGGTTAATTACCGAACCCAATGGTAAAAAGGTTAGAGATTGGATAATCCGCAGGCGAGAACCTAAGGTCGTCATGACAAGGCTATGGTTCCGTTTCAACGATCGCTAAGGTGTCGGTGGTAAATGAGGGATTAGTCATCCCGATACCGCTTAAGGTACGATCTGGCCTTATAGGAAACTATAGGGATTAACCGTGCATTCTCTAACTAAGAATGTAAAGTTACAATTAATTATTTAAAAAAAATATGCATTTTAAAGAATAGACTAGACTAGCCTTTAAAATGACATCTAAAACGTGTGTAAAGTGTAAAGAAACTAAACTATTCGAACACTTTGGAAAACACACTCAAATGAAAGATGGATACTTGAATACGTGTAAATCGTGTATACGCGAGTATCGTAAAGGTTGGTACAAAGAAAACCGTGAGCGTGATTTAGAAAGACACAAAAAGTATTACGAACAGAACAAAGAACATATAAAAGTACGCGTTCGTAAAAATTGGAATGATAATGCAGAAGAAATCAATACGAAACGTCGTGAACTTTATAAAACAGACGATGTGTATAGAACAAAACGGTTAGAACAGTGTGAAAAATATAGAAAAGAGAAACGACCCGAAAATCGTAAAAATAGACGTAAAAATGATGAAGCATGGCGCATGGAACAAGTGTGTCGAACACGACTTTGGAACGCACTAAAAGGTGTCGCTTCAAAATCCGCACCAACGATGGAACTTATAGGGTGTTCGGGTGAAGAGCTCGTCGCATATTTAGAAACGACTAAAGTTGAAGGTAAAGACTATACGGATGTACACGTTGACCATATTATTCCGTGTTCGGCATTTGATTTATCAATACCCGAAAACCAACGTAAATGTTTTCACTATACAAATCTACAACTCTTACCTGCACACGAAAATTTACAAAAATCAAATAAGATTTTATAATTTAACCCCCAAAACCCGACGTAATTTTTGCATGACTTTGGGATCCGGAATAGCTTTACCTGATTCG